CGCTTGTTGACAACACTGTGACATCGAGCGTCACGTTCAATTATGCAATTAACTTCTTTGGCCCATAGGTGATAATAATGAGTGATGAAACTGTAACAATTAATGATGTCGAATATCCTGTTAGTGACCTTACCAACGAGCAGCAATACTTTCTTGCTCAGGTAAATGATCTGCGCGGTAAAACTGGTCAGCTTAGGTTTCAGCTAGACCAACTGGCAATCTCAGAGCAGCACTTCAGCAAAATGTTGATTGAATCTGTAGAAAGCGAGCCAGAAGAAAAAACAGTTAACTAGCATGATGTTGGTCTTTGCGTTGATCGTCTTGATTGACGGTACGGTTGACGCAGAGGCCACTAGCTACTGGAAAGGTTTGGCCAGATGCCGGTGGTATGCTGAAGAACTAACAATACAGGGGACAAGACGAAAGTATCACACGCCAGTACATGCTTACTGCAAGCCGGTGTATGTAGACCCAGCAAAGGTGGTTGTTTATGATTGATCCTATTTCTGCCGTTGCTATGGCTACAAGCGCTTACAAGACTATCCAGAAGATGGTAGAGCTAGGGCGTGATGTGGATGATACTTTAGGGCAGGTGGGTAAGTGGTATTCAGCAGTCTCAGACTTTAACGAAGCCAAGAAGCAAGCCGAGAATCCCCCGCTGTTTAAGAAGCTATTTAACGGCAAATCGGTTGAGCAAGAGGCTCTTGATGTTTATATGCATGAGAAGAAGATCGCAAAGCAAGAGAAAGAGCTTCGTGACCTTCTTCGATTAACTTACGGCCCAGATGGCTATAAAGAGTTGCTGGACATGCGTAAGAAGATTAAACTTCAAAGAGAAAGGGCTGTTTATGCTCAAGTCCGGAAAAAGAAAGCCTTAATCTGGAATAGCATTTCTATTAGTGCAATAGGCTTGATGGTTTATTGTTTGTATTTACTAATGACCTTAATTTTGGAGCGCATATAATGTATCAATATAATCACACAAGGCCGACACCCCATCTTCTTTTTGATGTTGCAAAAGGAAACATCTTTAATGAAAAAGCAGTAAACATTTTTGGCATTAACCGAGCTGTTGGCACTGACTACGAGACTATTTGGGATGATAGCGGGAGTTATGTTTATCCATCCTCAGCAGTTGTAATGAGCCTTTCCTCTACTTCTGCTGGCGATACTATGGATGTATTAGTTGATGGCTTAGACGCTGATTACAACATATTGCAAGAGGTTGTAACTCTTACAGGAACTTCTCCAGTAAATACTACTAACTCATTCTTTAGAATTAATTCCTTGATTATAGCCCAAGGTTCAAATATTGGCGGAATATCTGCATCTAACGGCGGCACTGTATATGGTTATATTGGGCCTGATTTGGGAATTAGTCAGTCTAGTGTTTACACGGTTCCGGCTGGACATTCATTCTATCTCTTTAGGATTGACGTAAATTCTGCAACCACAAACGGCAATAAGTATTTGTATATTAGGAACGTTGTCACAAGTGAGTGGGGTAGAACGATTCGAGCATCTGAGGCCACCTTTGCGGTTTCTCAGGTTAGCTATGACAGACAAATTCCATTTAAAATAGCAGCTAAATCAGATTTCTCATTTGAGGCTAAGTCAAGCTCAAGTACAAATGAAATTGCTATTTTTTTGGAGGGAGTTTTAGTTAAAGATATTTGATGTATAATCTCAAAAATCGTTAAGGAATTAGCTATGATTGAAACAGGAAAAGAAGCAGTTGACATTGCCGCCGGATCAACCGCTGTATTAGCGTTAGCAGCTTGGCTTCCACCTGTTTCTAGCTTATTTGCAATTATTTGGTTTGCAATTAGAATCTGGGAATCGGATACAGTAAAAGGGATTACAGGCCGTGAACCTAACTAGCCTAATCGCCCCTGTCACCGGACTACTGGACAAGTTCATACCCGATGCTGACACTAAGCAAAAGATCGCACATGAAATTGCAACAATGTCAGAGAAGCACGCTCAGGCGATTGCTCTGGCACAAATCGAACTCAACACGGCAGAAGCAAAAGGAAACTGGTTTCAATCAGGCTGGAGGCCAGCGACAGGATGGGTCTGTGTCTTTGGATTCGGAGTCAACTTCTTAATCTCACCATTGATGTCAGGCTTTGGAATAGATATACCGCAAGCTGACACATCAACAATGCTCCCCGTCTTGATGGGTATGTTAGGGCTTGGCGGCCTAAGAACATTTGAGCGAGTTAAAGGAAAAGGCAATGGCTAAATCAACCAAGAAAAAAGAATACTTTAGCGAAAAAGAACTAGCGTGCCAGCACTGCGGAGAATCAAACTTCGATGCTGACTTCCTAAAGGTACTTTCAGCGATTAGAAAAGAGTGTGACTTTGGATTTCCTATTAGCTCTGGTTACAGATGCACAGCGCACCCAATAGAATCGCGCAAAACAGCCACAGGAGCGCATTCGACAGGTAAGGCGGTAGATATTGCCGTATCTGGAGAAAAGGCGTTAGAGGTGATTAGAGTGGCTCAGGCGCATGGCATACAGAGAATAGGTGTACAACAGTCAGGAGCAGGTCGATTTATTCACCTTGATGCTTGCACTGAAGAAGATGGATTCCCCACCCCCGCTATTTGGTCATACTAAATTACCCGACAAGACTAAAGCCCCTTTCGAGGGGTTTTTTTTCGCCTATCATAAAATAAATGTATCAAAAGGCTTTACATTGTAAAGAGAAACGGGCATAGTAACGCTTCATTCAACGAAACAAGGGTTACAAAATGACTAACTTTCAAATCGGCCAAAACATCCGCTCTTATGACTTCATCTCACGAACTGATTGCTACATTGAAGGAATCATTACTAGCATTTATAACGGCGTGATTGAATTTACAGTAACTAAATCAATATCCGAAGGCGCAGAATACACAGACCGCCCAGACGTTATGCGAACTGTTGACCTTGGCAATGACTTAACCGACAGAATGTATAAAAATTTAGGCCGTCAGCGCATCGAAGCAATATAATCTAACCGCCCCTTCGGGGGCATTTGCTGTAGGAGGCAATATGGGAATCAACGATCTAAACGATCTGGAGCGCGGTGAGTATGACTGCGTTTCAGGTTATCCAGCCTTAAACGGGCAATCAGAGGCTTACCAGCTTGGTTATGGTGAGCAGTACGCAAAAGAGCAGACTGTAGGAGGTCAATAATGAAATCAAGCGAATCAATCAACGAGCTGGCAACAGCTTTATGTAAAGCGCAGGGTGAAATGGGCGGAGCTGTTAAAGACAGTGCTAACCCGTTTTTTAAGTCAAGCTATGCCGATCTAACGTCTGTAATCAAGGCGATCAAGCAGCCCTTTGCTGATAACGGCCTGAGCTACACGCAGTTCCCAGTAAGCAATGAAAACGGTGTTGGTGTGTCTACCCGTTTAATGCACACATCTGGGCAGTGGCTGGAGATGGAATACACTCTGCCGACAGTTAAGAAAGACCCACAGGCTTCGGGGTCGTGCATTTCCTATGCTCGCAGATACGCTTTACAGTCAATCGCAGGAATACCCACAGCCGAGGACGATGCAGAATCTGCAATGTTACGCGGTGACGATAAGAAAGTTATTTCTGATGATCAAATTATATCTATTAATAAATTACTTGATGAGACTGGCGCAGATAGCGAAAAGTTTTGCAAGTGGTTGAAGGTGCGTTCTGTTGATCAAATTCTAGCCATGCATTACGATCGCGCTATTGCCGCATTAGAGGCCAAGAAATGATTATCCTAGACCATGAACAAGGATCGCCAGAATGGCTTGCTGCACGACTGGGCAAGCCGTCTGCTAGCATGTTTGCCAAGCTAATAACGCAAACTGGGAAGCCTAGCACTTCTGCTGATGGGTACATTAACGAACTAATTGCAGAACGCCTTACAGGGCAATCTGAGCCGTTTCACGTTACCGAGTGGATGGAGCGTGGTAATTTGCTTGAGCCAGACGCGAGGGAAGCCTACGAGTTTATATCTGGCAACGATGTGATCGAAACTGGGTTTATTCTTGATACTAGCTTTGATTTTGGTTGCTCACCTGATGGTTTGATAGGTGATCAAGGTGGGCTAGAGATTAAATGCCCTGCCCCCAAAACAATGGTTAGCTACCTTAGAGACAATCAGGTTGGAGTAAAGAAATACTGGCAGCAAATACAAGGTTGTATGTGGATTACTAAACGTGATTGGTGGGACTTCTTTGCCTACCATCCAGAAATGCCGCACGTTTTAGTGCGTGTAGAACGCGATGAAGAATATATCGCAAAACTAGCCGCTGAGGTCGAAAAGGCTGTGGCGGAAATATTAAACCAAGTGGAGAAGCTAAAATGAAGTGTGGAATATCTATACGAATCGATGTAACCAAGATTGACAAGTCACGACTGTATAAGGGTGCGAAGGGAACTTACCTTGACTTGACTACCTTTGTGGACACTGAGCAACAAGATCAGTACGAAAACAATGGCTTTATCAGCCAGAGCCTTACCAAAGAAGAACGTGAAGCGAAGTATCAAACGCCAATACTTGGCAATGTGAAAGTCTTTTATACTGACGGCGCAGCTAAGGCACCGGCCACTGCTTCAAATCTAACTATTGAAGAAATGGACGAAGATATTCCATTCTGATATAAAAAACCCCCCTACGGCAAAAGTGCTTTCGGGGGGAAACCATAGGAGAGCAGGTCGGGGGAACCTGCCTGCTTACAATAACACAAGGAATTAAGATGACAAATGCAGGCCAATGTTTACGAGTAGCTCAGGAGCTACACAATATCAATTCAAGCCGTTTAGCTGAGTTAATGAATGTAACCCGCCAAAGGGTATTTCAATGGCGCAAACAGGAAAATATGAAGTTACACACGGTGCAAGGCTTATGTGAGGTGTTTGGTTTATCAATAGATGAATTTTGCGGGCTTTGTGACAGATAAATAAAACCCCCTGTTACGGGGGCTTTACTTTTCCCTACTGCTGAGGGATACTTGTTGTGCGAAGAACAAGAAAGAAAGACAAGTATAGCTATATGATCTTATAGCGTCCATACCAACTTCTTTTTTTGAACGCAAACAATGTTTGGGCTTTAGGCTGGCGGTTCCTTAAATTAAACGCCAGATTCAGGGTTGACCCTCCCTACAGAGCCTCACAGTTGAATCGGTTTTTGGCTGTGAATAGTTTGGATACACGATACAAGCATTGTTTTAACCGCTAAGTTGCTTTGGCCCTTAGTTCTTAAATTTTACTTTTCGAAGTAAAAGGGTTTATAACATCTGTTAATTAATGAGTTTGTAATCTGTTTATACATGTCTGCAAAACATGTACACAAAATAAAAAAATATATACATAAACATTTTAACCATACGCCGGCGAGGCAACGCCGAGTCATTAGGAGAGAAAGGATGAACGACAAAAGACTGTATAGCATTATTAAAGATCGTTTTGATTACCGAGACGGAAACTTGTTTTATAATTATGACGTTGGAAAAAGGATGAAAGCTGGTGATAAAGCCGGATATTACACCACTAATAAATACGCATATATTGTAATGAATAAAAACAGCTATTTAATTCATAGACTAATTTATCTTTGGCACCATAAGTATTTGCCAGATACGCTTGATCATATAAACAATGACCGTCAAGATAATCGCATTGAAAACCTTAGACCAGCGACTGTTAGTCAAAACTCACAAAATAGGTCTATCAGTGTTCGCAATACAACAGGGGTAAAAGGTGTTTATTTTTATAAACGAAAGGGGCTATATGTCGCAAGAATAAGGAGCCAGCAAAAGAATGTTTTTTGGAGATATTGTGAGACTATCGAAGAAGCTGAAAAATGTTTGCAGGTAGCAAGGGAAAAGATTCACGGGGAATACGCAAATCACGGGTAGATCAAAACGTTATATTTAACTGTTATTGGGGATTAAAATGTTATTAGAAACCGGAGATTATTGGGAGCCTGATCAAGGCGACATTATCAAATGGCAAAGAGCTTATAAAAAGGTCGATGTCCATCAAGAATTATCAGCTATGGACGCATGGCTAGACGCTAACCCGACTAGGCGCAAAACTAAGGTTGGTATGAATCGTTTTGTGAATAGCTGGCTTAAGCGAACTAATGATCAGGGAGGCGCAAGTCCAGTTGCAAAGCAGTACGCAAAGACGCTAAGAGGCATGACGCTTGATATGCAGCTTACTGACATTACTTGGCTAAACCCTGAAGATCAGCAAATGATGAAGGGGTATTACTTGGCGCAACGTGGCTTTTACTATAATGGGGAATTGAGAAATGCCTGATAAAAGATTAGATTCAAGAATTGCCGGAAAACCTCCAAGGCATTACCCGTTTGTTGGACACCATGAAAAATTAATTACTGGAGCGCTTTATACCGTTACACAAGTTGCTTTAATTATTGGTGTAAACAGTAAAACTATGCACTCAAGAATGCGTGGAAAGATTGAAATAACCAATAAAGAAATAAGGCAAACAGAAGATATACGGCTTGGCCCTAAAAATACCCGTGAGGGATTGTATGATCGCTTAGAAAGCAAGGCTATGAAGAAGTCGGATAAATGGCTAAGGACAAAACTATGAGTCAAGGGGATTTTGTACAAATAAACAATAAATCAGAGGTTGAGCGTAAATTGCCATTTATGCTTAAACGTCTTGAGCAGTGGGATTATTCTACACCGCTATGTATTAAGTTTGAGCCATACGCTGACCCGCGATCACTAAATCAGAATGCTCTTTTCCATATTTGGTGCAAACAGATGTCCGAAGCCTTTACCAGTAAAGTGCCAGACGCTACGCCAGAAGGCATTAAGTGGATGATGAAGCACAAGTTCTTGGAGACTCAAAACATTAAGGTTGGCCAGACTGTGATAAAAGGGCAAATACAAAGCACTACTAAACTGAAGAAGGGCGAGATGTGCTTCTTTATGGATCAGGTGTACGCATGGGCTGACGAGAAGGGTGTCATTTTATCCTTGCCACAGTACAATGAATACACCGAACTAAAGCGAAAGCAGGACAAGTAAATGGCTAATATCAACTTAGAAGAGCTAAAACGATTTGCCACAAGTGAAAGACATTTAGCGGTCATCCAAGCGGTCATCGACAACAAGTCAAACAACAAAGCAGCTAAGGAATTAGGCTGTAGTCGTAGAAGTGTTGATAAGATGATCAAGCGATTGGAAGCTAAAGCAGCGACTCAAGCTGTGGCACCACATCGCAATGTTGATCGGGAGACAATGGAAGGATTCGAGGCCAAGCGGGTATCGACTGCTTACAATGCTGATGGCGATATAGCCTTACAGTGGGTCATTCAGGAACCGGCAAGAATAGGTTTAAAGCAAAAAATAGATGCAATGGTTGAGGGCTTAACTGATGACCTTAACGGCGTTAAATCAGCATCTAAAGCGCCTAAAGACACTGATTCTGATTATCTAGCTATGTATATGATTGGCGATCACCATTTTGGAATGCTGGCTGACAGTGAAACTAAAATGGATGACGATGATTGGGACGTTAAAATTGCGACTCAGGTGCTGGTTGATTCAACCGCGAAGTTATCAAACAGAGTTGGCAATGCTGAGATCGGAGTTCTTCTGAATGTCGGTGATTTCTTTCACGCTGATTCTAGCAAAAATACGACAACCGCTGGAACTATGGTTGACGTAGATACTAGGATAGGAAAAACCTTTAGGCTTGCAGGCAGATTGTTTCAAATACTAATAGATAAAATGCTTGAGACTCACAAAGAAGTTGTTGTGATCAACGTTAGGGGAAACCATGATTCAGATATGGCTTGCCACTTGTCGAGCTGCCTTGACCTTTTATACAGTCAAGACGTACGGGTAAACGTACTGCCAAACTATTCCAAGTTCATTCACTTTCAGTGGCATAACAATTTATTCGTCTTTCACCATGGCGACCGAATGAAGCACGAGCAAATACTACAGGCCGTGATTAAGAATCTTGATGATGAATGGAGCCAAAGCAAGAACAGATACTGTCATCTTGGGCATATACACCATCATACAGCGCGTGAAGTAGGTTCTATGCACTTCGAGCATTGGGGTAGCCTTACCTCTACCGATCAATGGCATTCGGATTCAGGTTACGGCGCAGAGCGATCTATGACCGCAGTTGTTTACCATAAGCAAAACGGTGAAGACTCAAGAGTGAAAATCAAAGTTGAGGCGCTAAATGGGTGATGTTATTAAGTTTCCGCCAAAAACTATGCACGTACATAGGGTGTATTGCAGTGACTGCAAGAGCGTCCTTGAATATTGGATTGGTGATGATGATTGCGCTTATGGTATATGCATTCGCTGCCTTGATGTTGTCCCTGAAAAAATTGAATACAACGATGAACTGCTGGAGGAAGAATGAGCGCATTAGATAATCAAGTGGGTGGAGACCACTATAAAAAGAAAGCAATACAGCCAATAGAATACATCATGGCTAACGAAATGGATTTCTGTGAAGGTAACGTGGTTAAGTACATTACTCGCTGGAGAGATAAGGGCGGAGTTGAGTCACTTAGAAAGATCAAACAGTACGTTGATTTCTTAATTGAGCAAGAAGTGAAAGATAGAGCAGTATCAATAACTCATTTGCTTGATAAACATGTGAAAGGTCAAGAATGATAAAAGAGAATTTAGTAATGGACAAACCATCGTATAAATTTATTAGCTACCCTTACGAATGCACTTTGAATAGCTCACCTAATATTTTGATTGAGCACACTATAACGTCTAAGGATGTTACTAGGACAGAGATGCTTGAGCTGTTTGAGGGATTCTTAAAAGCGTGTGGATATCATTTCGGTCCCAATGAAGTTATTGACGTAATTGAAATGGAATAGTTTATAAAATACTGTTTTTGCGGTGTATAACTGCGCATATACAACAATATATAAACCGAGGGACATCATGGCAATAAGACGAGACGCAGCAGACAAATGGTTTAGCGATGTTATAAGGCTAAAAGCTGGCTACCAGTGCGAGCATTGCGGCAAACAAGACGCTAGAATGGAATGCGCTCATATCTGGGGGCGGTCAGCAAAGTCTGTCAGATGGTCGATGGATAACGCAGTCTGTCTTTGTTTCTACTGCCATCTAAAGTTTACCGGCAACCCTTTAGACTTTACCCGGTGGCTGATGGAGTATCACGGTCCAGCCAAGTTAGAGATTCTTCGGGAAAAATGGAACGTCTTGATGCCGACAACTAAGAAGCTAAGGGCTGAGATCGCCAAACATTACAGGGAAGAGCATAAGAAGATGACCGCTGATGAGACCTATGAACCGGTCTCTTATAATTAGTTGCATCTATAATCATTAATGTGTATATTAATACCTCAATCAAAAAGAGAGGTGAGACACATGACTATTTCGGTATTTAAAGAAGATGTTAATAACTTTATTATTCCATTTATAGAAAAGAACTATAAGCATTTTGATGGCGACATAATCGACCTTGAAGATCAACTAAAAGACGAGCTATGTTACCTCTGGCTGAAGTCAATGAAATCCTGGTATGACGACATCTTACCTTCGGTTATTACT